ATCTCCCCGAGCGCCGCGAGTTCCGCTGCGTGGACTGCGGCGCGCAGGTCCGGGCGTTCCGGCCGCCGGTCGGGGTGCGTTGCGCCGTGTGCCAATGGATCGCCGACGCGCCGGCTGAGCACCGGGCGGACCTGCGGGCCGCGACGGAGGGCGCGCGGTGAGCGCGGCGCTGCGGCCCGTGGTTGCGCTCCAGCGGCGTGCCGGTTCGCCGTGGCCGGCGGGCGACGCCGAGCTCGTCCGGCGCTGGCAGGCGTGGGAGACGCAAGAGGCGATCGCGGAGGCGATGGACCTACCGGTGCATCAGGTGCGCGAGCGGGTTCGTCGGCTGCGCGCGCACGGCGTCGCGCTGCGAACCGGCAAAACCACGAAGCCCGGTTCCCGGTGGGATGACGCTGCCGACCAGCGGCTGCGGTCACTCTGGGATGACGGGCACTCGACCGAGGAGATCGCCCGGCGGATGGGCACGACCAAGAATTCAGTGGTGGGCCGAGCGCACCGGCTGGACCTGCTCGGCCGCCCGTCGCCGATCCGGCGCGGCCGTCCGGCGCACGGCGAGACCAACGCGGCGTATCTGGCCCGGATCGCGCAGGCGGCTCCGCGCTCGCACAATCAGGGGCCCCGCGCGCCCCTGCCGCCATCCGCCGCCACGCTGCCGCCGCTGGCGAGCATGGCGCCGGTCGCGGCGCCGAGTACCGACCACGGCTGGCGCTTCGAACCGCTGCATCAGAAACCCGGCGCGGGGGGCGTGCCATCCGTGCGTCTCCTTTCGCCCGTGGCCCCGAGAGCGCCCGCGTCCGGGTCGGGGCACCCCACAACCGCAGCCACGAAAGGAGCGGCACAGGCGGTGACAGGGGGGGTGACAGCCGGGAGAGTTGTCACCCCCCCGGCTGCGCCACGACCGCCGCCAGCCGCCGCAGCGCCGCACCGGGTGCCGGTGCAGCACGTCCGGAAGACTGTCCCGGCGGCCCGCTACGGCCGCGTGACGGGGTGCGCGTGGCCGCTGGACGATTGGCGCAGGCCGGGGCGGTTTGTCTCGTGTGACGCGCCGAGCCTGCCGGGGCGGCCGTACTGCGGCGAGCACTGCGAACGGGCCTACCAGCGGGCGCCCACTCGCCGCGAGGATGCGCACGCATGACCACCGGCGGTCAGATCCCCGCGTTGCGCCGCTGGCACGTCCCGGTGCTCCGCCTGGTCACTGAACGTCCGGGCATCACCGCCGCGGAAATCGGCAAGCGCCTCAGCCTGCCCATGGCCGAATGGCAGCGGACTCTGGTCGCGGCGGCCGAGCTGCGGGAGCTGTCGCGCAAGCATCTGGTGCAGCACGACGGGCAGACGCCGCGGCACTGGTCGCCCGCGCTGTTCGCCGGCGTGGCGCTGGAGCAGGCGAGGGAGGCTCGGCCATGAAGCCGCTCGCCATCGACCTGTTCGCAGGACTCGGCGGCTGGGCGGACGGCCTGCTCGCCGAGGGCTTCGACGTGATCGGCTTCGACATCGAGCGCCACCAATACGGCGAGCACCGCTACCCGGCGCAGCTTGTCATCCAGGACGTGCTGACGCTGCACGGCTCGCAGTTCCGCGACGCGGCGCTGATCGTCGCCAGCCCGCCGTGCCAGGCATACAGCTACCGGGCGATGCCATGGTCGCGTGCCAAGGCTCTGCCGCCGCCGGACAATGCGCTGTTCGAGGCGTGTTTCCGCATCCAGCGTGAGGCAAGTGAGGCGGCGGGGCGGCGGGTGCCGCTGATCGTCGAGAATGTGCGAGGGGCGCAGCCGTGGGTCGGCCGGGCACGCTGGAACTTCGGGTCGTACTACCTTTGGGGCGATGTGCCGGCACTGATGCCGATTACGCATAATCGACTGAAGGGCGGGCAGACGAACTGGCGTGATCACGACAAATCGGGATACCGCGGCGATCAACTCCAGGATCACTTCAAATCCCAGGGCATGAACTGGAGCGACCGGACCATCAAGGGTCAGGACTTCACGCGCATTGCCGGTCGGCAGCGAGCGTTGGTGTGCGATTGCCAATGTCCCGAACCGGTTTCCGGCGTCGCGTTGGTCAGCATGGAATGTCCGATCCATAATTGGAATCCAGACCCTTCCCCGCCCGAAAGTGGCCGCAAAGGCGTCCCGCACCGGACGAAGGGGCACTGGACCAATCCGGCCGAGCATGAAGGCGGTACGAAGCACCCGGAGACGGGTCACGCCTGGTATCGCACCGGCCCCGGACGGTTCCCGTCATCGCCACCGCGCCGCAAAGCCGCCAGCGCCATGATCGCCAAGATACCGCTCCCGCTGGCCCGCCACATCGCAGCGACGTTCCGGCCGGAGGCCCGGCCATGACCGCCGCGCTGGCCTGCGGCGTGTGCGAGCGGCCGATCGCCGCGCCGCCTGGCACGACGGGCACGGTGCTGTGCCCGCTGTGCGCGGCTGAGCCGGTGCTGGTGGCGGCGTTCCGCGAGGGACGGGCGCGGTTGGCCGAGGCGCGGGCCGAGGCGGGGGCGGAGCGGTGACGACGGACGCCGAGCTTGCGCGGCTCCAGGCTGAGGCGTCGGCCAAGGCGCGAGCGGACGAGCTGAAGGCGTCGCTTCCCCCCAGGCCGGCGAAGAAGCGGCCGATGATACTGGCGGCGGACATACCCAGCGAAGTGCTGCCGCTGGAGGACGCGCGGCTGTTGGAGGACATCCGCAAAGTGGCCCGCACGCGGGAGAAAGGCCATCCGAAGTACGCGACCATCGTGGCGGTGGTCTGGTATATCGCGTTCCTGATCCGCGTGGGTCGGCGGGAAACGCTGGAACAAATCGGTGAGGCGTGCGGCGTCTGTGATGATACGGTCGCGCGGGTTCTCGCGTTCATTGAACCGAGTCAGATACTAGGCGTGCTGCATGTGATGGGGCGCGTCGGCAAAATGTTCTGGCGCATGGCGAACTACTATGTCGTGCCGGCCTACGTGAAAACCGAGGGCGTGCGGATGGGTCGGCGTGTAGCGGAAGGACTCGCCAGCTTCCATGCCGAATGCGCCCGCTTGGTAGGGCTGCACTTCCGGCCGACGACAGGTGGGATGAATACCACACCTATGAGACCGCAACCGGGCTTCACATGAATTAGCGCACTGTTGTGCCTACCGTCACCCGCCCTTTGAGCGGGCGCTTTGATTCCGGCATAGGTAAAACACGTAACGAGTGACCAATAAACTCGGCGGTATTTCCGCGCCGATTTCGCACTTATCCACAGGTAAAACCGAACGATCAAGCCGTGATTCGGCAGCTGTCGAGACGCAAGCCAATCGTTTCGTCTACCTATACCGAAAAACCTGGTAAAGGTGTTCGCGTAGTTTGAAAAAGTGCAAGCCGCGACTGGGTTTTTGCCGGAAAACCTAGACCGAAAATTCTGGCGACATCATGAGTCCTTTAAGATTTTTTCTCTTGAATTGCGTCGCATTGCGACTGGCTATCTCGAAGGGAAGGGGCTGCGCCCCTCCCCATTCGCGGCTACGCCGCTGACCTCACCCGCTAAGCGGCTCGCGAAGAGGAGCCGCTGCGGCAGTTTGGCCATTTTGGGTAATTGCGAGCGTGCGTCGCGTGTGTAAGATGGCGGAGCCGATGCGCCCGCGTCAAAGCGCACCGGCCCCTGTTCACCCGAGTGTTGGAGACACCCGAATGGACCAGCAGACAGAACCACAGTCAGAGCGCGCCGTCATGACCGGCGCCTCGAAGCGCCGCGCCCATGACCGCGAACAGATAGCGCGACTCATCGTGGCGATGGAGGCGCCGGTGTGGAATTACCTTGAGGTTGATCGGACCGATGTTACGCGCGGCCACGAAGTCTACTCAGCCGCCGTCGCGGTGATGGCTGAGATCGTTGTCGCCATCTGCGGCGGCCCGCTTGACCGGCCCGCAAGGAAGCGGGCAGTGGCCTCGATTGCAGACGCGGTATCCGCGGAGATCGTCGATATGCAGCGTCGAGTAGTTGGCAATGCCTGATCCGGCGTGCGCCACACGCCCCAGGGACGGCCCGGATGCCGGAGTGACCGTGGTGCACATCCTCAACCATGGTCGCGTGCTGTGCCGCTTCGATGCGCGCCAGCCGATGTTCTGGCCGCCCGGCCATCTATGGATTGGATTGGACGATCGCGAGCCGGTCAACTGCGCCCGATGCCTCGTCGTCGCGAGCGCGATCGATCACAAGCGCCGAGGTGCGGTGTGTGCCTATCCTGAATGCGGCGGCGACTGCGAGGAATGCCGCCATGCCTGACCCCGAGCGCCGCGTGGTCGCCGTTCCGCCGGAGTGGCTGGCGGACTTCGAGGCGCGGGTGATGGGGAGCCGCGCGAAGTCCGAGGTGCCGCTGCATGTCGTCCGGATGCGCGAGCTGCTGCGCTACGTCCGGGCGCTGGAACGCGAGCGGGACGAGGCGGGGATCTGAGGGCCTCCACACCGCGCTAGGTCCGCCGCCCCCGCCGTGCTACACAGCGCCACCGCCTCCTGGACACCCGACACCGTGGCCCTGCCGCGCCGTCGCCGACCAGAGGCCGCGATGTGAACCGAACACCGCG